CGATGCAATCACGCCGATGGTCTCAACGCTAGTCAATAACGTCATCCCTGCCGTTCAAGATTTAGCAGACAAAATCGGCAAGAACTTGAAACCTGTATTTACTGAACTGGCTACATTCTTCACGGAGACTTTCATTCCAGCGGTGACAAAGGTATGGAACTTCATCAAGGACAAACTTGCACCGATCTTCGTGGATATCTTCAAACCTGCCATCGAAGGCATCATTACAGTATTTAAGTCTCTTAATACTCTCGTTAAAGAGAATGCAGGATTCTTTGAACTTATCGGAACTGCTCTCAATGCACTGCTCAAGGTCGCTAAACTCGTTGCACCATTCATCGGCGGCGCGTTCAAGACGGCATGGAGTGGCGTGGCGAAAGTAATCGATGGAGTCTCAGCGGCAATCGGTCTCTTAGTTGATGGAATCAATCTTGCAATCTCTGCCATTAATTTACTCATCAAGGCTTACAACATCGTGAACAATTTGATTCCAGGATCAAAGGACTTGAAAGAGATTCCGAAGCTTGCTCAAGGTGGAGCAGTCTCTCCCAATCGTCCTTACATCGTCGGAGAAGTCGGAGCCGAACTATTCGTCCCTTCAAGCTCTGGACGTATCGTTCCAAATAATCAGCTTGGCGGCGGCGGTTCAACTATCAATCTGACGGTCAATGGCGCAATCGATGCCGAATCTACTGCTCGCCAGATCATCAGCATTCTGAACAATTCCTTCTATCGTGGCACGGGTGGGGCTGGAGCGTTAGTCACGCCATGACACTCTGGAATCCAGTCTGGCGCGTTACGATCCAATCGGTCGTCTATACGAACTTCACTCTGGCAAATCTGACTATCACTTCAGGGCGAACGAATATCTATGAACAGGCTCAAGCTGGTTACATCAATCTCGAACTCATCAATTTAGATCAAAGTACCGTCTCACTTAATATCAACGATTCAGTCACCATCGAATTACAAGATTCAACGGTTACATTCGTTCCAATCTTCGGCGGCACAATTACAGACTTCACGATTGCCGTTGCTAACTCTGGAACGGTGGCAGTCAATCAAACAGTCTCAATCATTGCACTCGGTGCATTGTCGCGACTTCCTAAAGCTCTCACCGATGGCACTTTGACGTCAGCTCATGACGGAGATCAGATTTACCATATCCTCAAAGAATTACTCGCATCATCGTGGGGCACGGTTCCGCCAGCTCTCACGTGGGCAACTTATGATCCAACGGTTACATGGGCAACGGCTCAACAGGCTGACATCGGTGAAATTGATCGTCCGGGAAATTATGATTTAGCGGCTCGCGGTGCAAGTCGCACGGATGTCTATTCTCTCGTTAGTGGACTCGCCACGTCGGGTCTGGGATATATCTATGAGAATGCTCAAGGGCAAATCTCTTACGCCGATTCCACACATCGAACGACTTATCTTTCGACGTACGGATATACCTATCTCGATGCAACTCAAGCTCTTTCAAATGGAATGGCGATACAGACTCGCTCTGGAGATATTCGAAACTCAATCGTCCTTAAATATGGAGTCACTTCATCGTTAGAGACGACACCATTCGAAGATGCTACATCGATCCTCAACTATGGACTGCTCGCCCAGATAATCTCAACGACTCTGAAGAATCACGCCGATGCTGACGATCAAGCCGCGTTCTATCTAACACTTCGCGCCTATCCTCAAGCGATGTTCGACCAAATTTCATTCGAGCTGACAAGTCCAGAACTGGCAAGTGATGATCGTGATTCCCTCATCAATATCTTCATGGGACTTCCACTTTCAATCTCTGGTCTGCCGCTGAATATGGTCTCGGGTGAATATCTCGGATTCGTTGAAGGTTGGACTTTCAAGGCGGCTTACAATTCCGTCTCAGTAACGGCGATACTTTCGCCACTCGCATTCTCACTTCAAGCAATGAGGTGGAATGATGTGTCAATATTAGAACGCTGGAATACCATATCGGGGACTCTCGATTGGCAGAATGCAACTCAGGTTGCGTAAGGGGTAAGAATGGCAAATCCAACAACAAACTTCGGCTGGGTGATGCCGACTGCGACCGACTTGGTCACGGATCTCCCCGCTGATTTCAACGTCTTCGGGCAGGGCGTCGATACGTCGATGCAATACCTACTCGGTGGCACAACAGGTCAGATACTTTCAAAGACATCAGGAACGAACATGGCTTTTACGTGGATCACCAATGACATCGGTGACATCACTGCGGTGAATACAACGGCTCCCCTTGCAGGTGGAGCGACAAGCGGCGCAGTTACTCTTAGCGTCACAACTGCAACAACATCGGCAACGGGTGTCGTTCAACTTTCCGATTCAACTTCAACTACTTCTTCCGTTCTTGCGGCTACTCCAACGGCAGTCAAAGCCGCTTATGATTTAGCGGGAACAATGCAGACAAAGGCTTCAACATATACAGCTAAGACTGCATCATACATATTTCAGGCAGGTGATGAATACAACATATTCAGCATGAACAACGCGGCAACGCAACAATTCCAAATCCCAACAGATGCGACTTACAACTTCGCAGTAGGTACGGAAATCAACGTGTTCTGGATTACTGGAGCAGGTCAGCCAACAATGGCGGCAGTGACTCCAGGAACGACAACCGTGATTTCAACAGGTGCAACAAGTGCAACGCCGAAGCTTCGTGTTGCTAACTCTGGAGCAACTCTGAAGAAATTAGCTGCAAACTCTTGGATCGTGTTTGGAGATATCGCCTAATGCCAATGCTGGGAATCATGGCAAGTCCTAATTATCCACGAATCGTATCATCCGTTGAATATCTTGTCGTCGCTGGCGGCGGCGGTGGTGGTAGTTCTACGGCAAGCGGCGGCGCTGGTGGCGCAGGTGGTTATAGAACGGCTTCAGGATTCGCAGTTGCGGCAGGTTCACCGATTACGGTGACAGTCGGAGCAGGTGGAACAGTAACGGCGGCTAGTACAAACGGGGCTAAGGGAAGCAACTCGGTGTTCTCTACAATTACGGCAACGGGCGGCGGATTTGGAGCAGGTGCGAACAATGCGGGCGGTGCTGGCGGTTCAGGCGGCGGTGGTGTTGGAAATGGTGTTTATGCTGGCGGCGCAGGAAATCAAGGCGCTTACTCACCCGTCGAAGGTTATGCAGGTGGAACATCTTTCGACGGCGGCGGTGACTATCAAGGCGGCGGTGGTGGCGGTTCTAGTGCTCTTTCCTCAACTGGTACAGGTGGCGCAGGAACAAGCTCGTCAATTTCGGGTTCATCGGTTGCATACGGCGGCGGTGGCGGCGGTGGCAGTCGTCTAGCCGCAACATATAGCGGTGGTACAGGCGGCGGTGGTACAGGCGCAAAAGCAAATTACACGAATGCAACGGCTGGAACTGCCAATACAGGCGGCGGCGGTGGTGGCGGTGCGGGTTCAACTAATTCGCTGGCAGGTGCGGGCGGATCAGGCATTGTCATCATTAGATATTCCGATGCTTTCAATGCGGCAACAGCTACAACAGGATCGCCAACAATCACCGTCGCAGGTGGTTACAGAGTTTATAAATTTACAGGAAGCGGGAGCATAACTTTCTAATGGCACATTGCGCAGAACTCATCGATAACATTGTTGTTCGTGTCGTTGTCATATCTAATGATTATGAGCCTCATGTTGAAGAATTTGCAACCGATTTATTCGGTGGAACTTGGAAACAAACTTCCTACAACGCTACCATTCGCAAGAATTTCGCAGGTATTGGATATTCATACGATGAAACTCGTGACGCGTTCATCGCTGCCAAATGCCACGACATTGCCATTCTCAATGAACAGACGTGTCAATGGGAATGCTCGATTGTCATCGATGACGTTATTATCTCAAAATAATTGGATTGCATCGAAGGATGCGTCCGAGATTCACATAGTCAGCATTCCCATCAAGGGAACAATGGTCAAGGTGCGATGCGCAAAAGCCGTCGCACCCTTGATCGCTGGATTCTGCGCTGAATTCCATGAGCTGATTGAGCCAATAGATCATGGGACTCTCGACGACTGGGGATTCAACTTTCGCATGGTACGCGGCTCGACCGACAAGCTGAGCAATCACTCGTCTGGAACTGCCGTTGATCTCAACGCCACGAAGCATCCTCTTGGAAAGTCTGGGACGTTCCCAAGCGAGAAAGTACCAATGATCCGTGCATTGGCCAAGAAATACGGCATGATGTGGGGTGGAGATTTCCGTCATCGTTCTGATGAAATGCACTTTGAAATCGCCGTAAGTCCAGCGAAAGCCGCTGAACTCATCGGGAGCCTGAAGCTAGGAGAGAAATGAACGAATTCAAAGCACTTGCTGCTTCTTGGGCAAGATCCTTCATGGCATCGTGTCTGACCGTCTATCTCACTGGAGTGACCGATCCAAAGGCTATTTCGATGGCCGGAGCCGCCTCGGTAGCGCCAGTTATCCTTCGTTGGTTAAACCCTAAAGACGCGACATTCGGCCGTAAATGACCGAAACAATCTCAGCGATCGGGTTAATCTCGGCATCGACTATCTCAGCAATTGCGGCTTTATACGCCGCCAAGTCCGAACGTAACTCACGGCCAGTTTCGAACGGATTTGCTGACGGTATCAGGGACGATGTGAGAGAAATCCGGTCGCTGTTGATTGATCACATAAAGGATCACGAACGGCTTTCGACACGCCGTTGAACACGCTCATACCTTGATATTCCTCTCAGATGCTGTCACTCTCTACATAGGGAGCTGAGATACAGACTCCCTAGATCGGGAGCAATAACATGACAACAGGCGAATTATCAATCTTCGTGATGATGATGATCTCTTTAATCCTCAGCACTGCCATCGCTTATTCAATCGGATTTAGAGAAGGACGCTCGGAAGGCTATTCACGTGGACGCGCAATGCGTTCTCACGTTTCGGTTAAGGGTGTGAAGTAATGGGATTCCTAGACAATTATGAGGACGTGGCTTCTCGGATTATCCGCTTCTGGGAGACTCACCCGTCAGGTCGTATTGAGACAAACATCATCGAATTCAACCCTGAAAAGGGTTACATATTCGTTCAATGTCTGGTCTATCGCGAATATGAGGACGAAAAGCCATCGGCTATCGACTACGCCTTCGGAAACGTAGCCACCTACAACGTCCAAATGAAACGCTTCTTCTGCGAAGATACGATCACTTCTGCAATCGGTCGCGCCATAGGCCTATTGCTCGGTGTAGATAAGCGTCCAACGCGTCAGGATATGGAAAAGGTTGAGCAAATCGACACAAAGATTGTCCACGCTACCTCTGACGACTCTGATCCTTGGGCTACAACTGCGGCCGTCAAATCGGCAATCAATGAGATGGCGGCTCAGCTCGGTGGAGAGTTAATAGCCGCCGCGCCTATTTGCCCACATGGGCATCGAATCTGGCGAGAAGGACAAAAGAACGGGAAAGCTTGGGGCGGATATATGTGCACTGAGACTCTTACAACCCACAAATGTCCACCGATTTGGTATTCACTAAAGGCGGACGGTAAATGGGCGATTTAGAGATTCACACAGTCCACGGATGGGTCAAGCTTGAGGACATCATTCAAGGCGAAGAAACCTGCTCGCGATGCGATAAGACTGAGCCAGCCGAAGGTGCTGGCTATATGAAGTGCGATCCGCCGGAACTCATGATCTATCTATGCAGGGAATGCCGATGATTCGGATCAATCTCACCACGGATCATCAAGTAACAGCGGCCATGGCTGGCCTCTTTCGAGCTATTAATTACATTCCTCAGTGGGAAGAAAAGTCTCCATCCTTTCCGGCCAAGCGGCAGTATGGTAAACAAACGTTTCCAGAATTGGTTACGCGCCAGACTCAGGCTTTCGGAGCTGAGATAGCCGTGGCACTTTACTTAGACAAGCCCATTCCAAAGTGGTACAACCGGAATGACAAGATTGCGGCGGATGTCGGAAGTAATATCGAAGTTAAATGGGCATCGAAAGAGATTTCTCCTCTTTACATCCAAACATGGGATCGAGATGAGGATGTGGCGGTCCTCGTCGTTGGATCATCGCCAACGTTCTATATCGTCGGATGGATGCCAATCGCGGTTGCTAAACAGGCGAAATATAAGAACTCTCAGAACGTTGAGCAGAATAACTTCATCGTTACTCAAATCAACCTTCAGGATATGGAGACACTGGTGAGGAGCAAATATGGAACAGCTCTCATTTGAATGTCGAAAGTGCAAGCGAAAGACTCTTCAGGTCGTGCGAATCGTCACCGATAACCTGCCGCCGAATGTGAAGGTACTCGAATGCACGGTCTGCTCAATCATGGGCGTGGCATTGATGGACGATCATGAGTGATCGCTTAGACATGGATTTCGGTGATGATCTAATCGACCACAACACATCGGATGACTGGTACACACCGCCGCACATATTCGAGGCTCTCGGACTCGAATTTGAAATGGATGTCTCGGCTCCGCCTAATGGCGTCCCGTGGATACCTGCTAAACGCTTCTTGAGCCTTTTAGACGATGGTCTGCAGGTTGATTGGTGTGGTCGAGTTTGGATGAATCCGCCTTATTCTGATCCACTTCCGTGGATTCATAAATTCATTGCATATGGAAACGGAGTGGCATTGATACCCACATCCACAGGTCGGTGGATGCTTGAATTGTGGGGTTGTGAAGCTTCTTGGTTGATGCTTCAGCCCATTAAATTTGTGAGGTCAAACCTAGTGCAAGCAAAAGGGTTCATGCCCATCAGATGTTGGCTTGTTGCAATAGGCGAGTCAAACATCGAGGCATTGCGCCAAAGTGGATTAGGACGTGTTCGATGAATAGTTATCCACAGGCTTCATCCACAGGGCTGGGGACAAACGATTCGACCGATGCGAAACACCGTCCTGACCTGCACTTATGCATTCATCTATTGACACGTGCGGTACGCTCCATGCATCGCTGGCGAGCCGTGAAACGGATAGCTCGCGGGCGTTGCTTGGTGCTATTGGCAGGGCTATGCATTGTTAGCACAATGCCAGCACAAGCAGTGTCACAAACTGATCTACTCAAACTCTATGCACATTCAAGGATCATCAACTATCAACAGACTCAATGCTTCATCACTCTGATTGAAAGAGAATCTCACTGGAATGTCAAGGCTAAGAACGGTTCACACTACGGTCTGGGTCAAATGGCTAACATTCAGTATCGTAAGCTCGATGGGTTCACTCAGGTGGACTGGAGTATCAGATACATCAATGGACGCTACGGGTCTATGTGCAACGCATGGCGGCACTTCAAGGCTAAAGGCTGGCACTGATGTCATCATCTCTCAAGAATGGTTCGACATCTAAGTGGAGAGTCATACGCCTTCGCGTACTCAAGCGCGATGGCTACTGTTGTCAGAGATGTGGACAG